ACCGCCATAGACAGTTCAGTGTCACCACCAGACAGTTGACGCTGTTGTTCTAGCAGGGCTTCAAGCAGACCAATTTTTGCATCAATTTCTGTGTACGCTTTTTCTACTTCTGGTGGAAGTGGAACATATGGTGCAGGCACAGGCGGTGTTGTTTTTGTGGAAGCATATCGTCCACCTACTCGTGGAACCGAACCTCGCCTTCCCCTACCTGGACCTTTTTTTGCCATTTACTGATGCCCTTGCCGCTTGGCTCGTTCTTTCTCTTCTTTCAAGAATTGGATCAATAAATTTATGTATACTTCACGCTCCCAAGGAATCAGCCCCTCCACTTCGGAAAGGGAGTACTTGTGGTGCTGCATTAGTGAAAAATTAGTGTTGTAATACGCTGCCAGTGTGTTGTGGCAGAGCGTTACTGAAAAAAATCGGAGACAGACTTTACCTCCGTTTCCACCAATTTCTTGCACGATGGGCAAGTGTATTTGAAACCGTATACCAATTCTGGGGTGGTTTTCACAAATTTCATAATCTGCTCAAACTGTTCGGGCAGCAAGTTGTCTACGAAGTCGGCTAGTTCTTTGGGATCAATATCGTCCTTTCCGTACACATTGTCGCCAAAAATTACGCTCTCAATACAGTCTTTTGCTATTCCAAAAATGGCATCAATTTCATTCTTGCTGTAATCCACATCGTGCATGGATGGATACCGTAGCACCAGTGATATCTGATCGTTGATTTTTACGGTGGAATCTATAGATTCTTTTTCAACTTTCTTAACTTTGACTTCTTGTAGATTGATTCGTATTCCAGTTTTTGTTTGGCAAGTAGAACAAGTGATCTGTGGCTTGACTTCTTCACCCACAGACTTCATACGAATCTGTAGAAATGCGTATTCTGCATCTGCTGTGCACAGTTTTTTGGTATCTAACAGTCCGTTGGTGCACGCAGAAATAATATTACGCATGGCATCCACGATCTGATTCATGTCACCAGACTGTGCAGCAATCAGCAGTACCTTTTCTTCTTTGACTAGAAAGGGTCTATATTTTGCTACTATGCCAGATATTGGCAGAGTCATTGTATAAGACGGTAATTGCGAAGAGGTCAGTTTCAGTTTTTCCATGCTGTCTCCATTCAAATAAAGAGTGTACAGTATCTATATCATTGCTGTCCGTTTATTACTCCATTAACTGTTCCATCGCTGCCGTATCGGTTTAGTCTTCCTGTTTTTGGATTTATAGCAAACACTTGTTGTAGTGGTTGTTGTATTGGACGAAGTGCTTGTGGCAAGTTTAGACCAAAAGGAGAAACCTGTCGTTGTGCGGCAGATAGAGTAGTTGACGGTGGATTTGGAGCCAATGTAACAGCAGGAGTATATTTTCTATACGCGAGCACAATGTCTTGCGTCAATATTTCATTATCTTTTTCGTATCCAAGTATGAGTTCGCCTATTTGTTTTGGATACAGTTCTTCAATCGTTGCAGAATACACTACTTGATCTGTTTTGTCTAAAACATTGATTATGCCACTTGTGGTGTATTCGTCGTAGAAAGAGAATTTATAGTTGAATGGGTTACATATAAAGTTTAACCACTCTTCAAAAAATGCTCGTTCTTTCAGATCGCCTGATAAAATATATGTTAAAGTCAAGTCTCCAGAATAAAGAGGCTCGGTAGGGAACTGTCTTTGTGGTCCGTAGAATCTGTAGTTCTGTGTGGTTAGTGATCTTCCAGGAACAGAAGCAGAAGTACATCGTAGAGTCATTTGCTTTTGTGAAGCAGGACGATATCCAAATACTGCGGGGGTATTGAGTACCATTTCAAAACGATTAGCGTATATCAGGCTGTCCCGATATATTTCGCCCATCATTTCATTAATGTTGGATGGAATGTATGTCATGGAGTGTTTCCTGAACGAACATATGAATTGTATGCCATACGACGAATACCCATCTTTCGCCCTTTCACAAACAGGGCAAGGTCAACATCCACCAATACATCCCAAAATTCCATAGGAATCTGTATGGGTCGCCTACGAAGTCCACTTATTACATATCGTCGGTAGCAGGGCTTGAAGAAAGCAAATCTTCTGGGCCCATTTAGACGGTCGTATGAAACTCCTAATCGTGTAAGCGACTCGTCTCCGCTCTTACGCATAGGTAGGCTGTTTTCTATGGCAGTAAACAGTTGCCGCCGCCACTTATGAGCAATATAGTGTAGATTTAGCCCTTCAAATCCGTCCTTGTGTACTTTGGTCACAATGACTAGTGGAAACACATCGTAGGCTTTGGGCGAATTCAAAAATCGTTCGTCCTGTGGTTTATATTTAAAAAATACCATCTGCCCTGCCATGAGACGGGATGGGGTGCGTAGTTCTCCGATGGTATTCAGATACTTTAGCAATTGCAGATACGATTGGTCTGTGCCTCCAAGGCCCGCAACAGTCTCTTCTAGTATTGCTTTCAGTTCTTTTGGTTGTTCTGGTGTTATCATGTCTTGTGCCTGAACAGATCGTCTTCGGTAAGCACTCGGAACTCCCATCCACGCGACTCTGCTGCTGTTTTGGCTGCTGCCCATTTAGCCTTGTTTGTGATCCATGTTTGGGCTTCGTACAGGTAGTTGCGGCTACGCTTTTTAGGTTTCTTGGGTTCCTGTGTCTGCTTTTTGGGCTTTACCTCAATCAGCATGGTTTTTACTCCGCCATTAGTGGTACGCATCTCTACAATGAAATCCACATAGTAGCGGTGCGGCTTTCGGTCAAGTGGGTTGATGTACGGTATTACCACTTCTTCTGACCCCCATCGCACCACAGTTTCACTCAGGTCACAGAATTTCATAAACCGCCGTTCCCACATGGAACGGTATATGATTTGAGTAGGATTGCCCATGTACTTGGATGGGTTGGTTGGGCTAAAATATCCTTTGTAGGGCATATAGATATGTAGAAGTCCACAAGGAAAAAATAGCCAATGGCTGAATCCACACCCCAAAATCTATCGTCCAAGCCTGTTGGAGCCACCAACAGACCCCAAAACTACGGTGGAATACAAAATCAAGTTGTTGGCCCTCAAAGTGGCGACAGCATAATCTCTGCACTTGAAAATACACCAAGACCACATCGTGGTTCACGAAACCAACCGTCTGTTATGAAATATCCTGATGCAATAGGTCAGTCTGAAGTTCCCCATGTCATGCAGTTCAAAATATTTTGGAGATGGGAGCGACCAGATCTTGCCAATCGACTAGACGGTATAAAAGAAGAAAGCAAGAATAATGTAGAGGCTTTACAGAACAGCCTATCTACTTTGAATACAGAATCCTCTGATTTTGCTTCCGAAGTACTTAACGATCAACGAGTTTCAAAAGTCATAGATCAAAACAACCTTCGTGGACTGTTTGAGCGTGGTGATTTGGAAGGATGGGAAGCACGATCTGTTTTGGAAGAAACCCTAAAAAGCGAACAAGCAAAAGTTGATACCATTAGCAAAAATCGTTCAGAACTGCTTGGAAAACTACCTCCAGATTCCGATGAGCGTTTGGCTTTGAGAAGTGGAGTAAACGAACAGTTGGCTAATTTGAATCCTCTTGAGGCGGGTGCAAAGGCAGGAGGAGTGGCAAGCCTGTTTCAAGCAGTTTCGACTTTCCGTAGTAGTACTGGAACAGTAGGATCTCGTTTAAAGAAGGCTACAATAAGCGGAGCAAAAACTGGACTAATCGTTGGAGCAGGCACAGCAGTCGCTACTGCACTAGCAAAATATACACAGGCTTCTCCTGTTTACGATCAAATGGTGTCCATTTATTTGCCTATGTGTACCAAGATAAACCAAACCGATGTGTTCTCATACAAAGAAGCGAATATGGCAGTTGCTGGTGGATTGATGGATATTTTGGGCGGCCCAATGAAAGAGTCATTTGTACAGGGTGTTCAAGGTCTTGGTACAAAGGTAGCAGATACGAAAGGATTAGGTGATGCTGTTTCTGCTTTCACAGGCACAGTAATTAATCCTCGTCTTGAAAAAATATTTCAAGAAAAAGGTATTCGAACATTTACTTTTGCATGGGATTTCTATCCACGAAATCCTGTTGAGGTGGAGAACATCAAGGCAATAATTGACACTTTCAGATACCACTCACATCCCGCTATTTCCATGAGTTCTGATTCTCATAAAGACGCAACACCAGAACAAAAGCAGGCACACACTAAAATAATGCTTCGTGTGCCTGCTGAGTTTGAAGTTCGTTTCTTATCGTCAAGTCCCAATTCTGGAATTGTTGGGTACAACGAAAACGAATACATTCCAAAGGTTGGGAGGTGTGTAATCACGGACATTCAAGCCGATTACACACCAAACAACATATTCTCTACTTTCCAAAACAATGCTCCCACTGCCGTTACTCTCATTCTTACAATGAGTGAAGTCACACAGATGACTCGTGAGCATGTGGAGGCTGGCTACTAATGTATTTCAGCAACTTTCCAGTTCTGTCGTATCCGTATCAGATTGGTGATGCTACAAAAAATATTGCTGCAAGAAATATTCTTCGCAGAGTGGTCATGTCCGAAGAAACCAAAGCGTCTCGTGGTGCGTTTGTGGAATACCATATAAAGGATGGAGAGCGTCCCGAGCATATAGCAGATAGGGTTTACGGTAATCCCGAAGACCACTGGATAGTTTTGCTGTCCAACGATATTATTGATCCGTATCACGATTGGTATAAATCGTCTGCTGCAATGGAAGAGTACATTTCAAACAAGTACGGTGGATTTTCTGTGTTTTTCACAGACACCAGTGACGCATTTGTATACAATACTAATCTGTTTGCGGGATCTGTGCTTCAGCAAAGCGGAGTTTCTTCTGCCATAACAGAATACCATCCAACTCTGTGCAAGTTGGTGGTTGGCTCACCGTCTTTCACTACGGGAACTGCAACTGTTGGTCTTTCGGGTGGGAGCAGCATACAGATCAAGATTCAGCGAGTCTTGCCTTCGTATACTGCTGTAAACTATTTTAGAGCATATGGACTTACTGCCACAACAGGCCCAACAGGAGAAAACGGAACAGACGAGATTCCGTCTCTTGATCCTTTGGCTAAACAAACCAACCAGTATTCTGATTACACTCAATTAGGTGTGGTTGGCGGTGGATATCCGCTAGTAGGCATTCGCACAACAAGCGGAACCACAGGATCGGTAGCATTGTGGCAAACATATATTGGCGGGTATATGGGAATTTCTGGAGATGCTGTGAATCAGTACGCAGTTTCTAATTTTACTTACGAAACCGAACGAAACGAACTTCGTAGAAAGATAAAAGTTCTGCATCCACGATACGCAGATAGTGTAAAACGAGAAATACAAAATCTGCTAAAGGTGTAAAACATGGCACAGGAAGTAGGCAGCAATCTAATCAAGGCTGGTGATTATAAACTCACCAAGTTGCTGCTTCGGTCTTCTGTGACCAGCAAAGAATTAGATATTTCTAATCTGTATTCCAAATTTGAACTGTTTGAAGACCTGTTTTCTCCGTACATGAGTGGAATGGTGTATATGAACGAATCGTTCAACGCACCAGAAATTTTACCAATCACAGGACAAGAGGTTTTGGATGTAGAATTTAAAACAGATGTGCAGAATGTGAAACCCGTCAAGAAAACTTTCAGAGTCTATAAATTGGACAAGCACAGCCCAGATCCAAACGGAAAGGGTCAAAAATACACTCTGCATCTTATAAGCGAAGGCGGCATGATAAACCATTCGCAGAGATGTGGATATGCAGTAAACGGCTCTGTGTCTAAAATGATAGAAACAATCGTGACCAAACATTTTCCTTCGCACATATGGAAAAACCGATTTGATGTGCAACCAACAGTAGACAATTACTCATTTGTGCTTCCAAAAAGTTATACCCCATTCAAAGCGGTTTCGTGGTTGTGTTCAAAAGCCGTTAGTGGTGTAGCCAACGATTACAGCCCATTTTTCTTCTACGAAACATTTGATGGATACTCTTTCAAGAGCCTGTCTAGTATTATTGAAGACGGATCAAAAGTGGTTCAAGACTACTATTTTATCAAAGATAAACTTGCGGCACCCGATGGCAGTCCATCAAGTTTGCCAACAGAGGGACCATTGAGTGCCGTGTTCCACAGGGTTCAAGCGTTAGAGGAGATGTCTCGTTTCAACATGGCAAACAATGTAATTGATGGGCTTGTGTCTTCGCGTTTGCTCGTTCACGACATTTTTCGAAAAGAACAACGAGAAGTGCAGTTTAGGGAAACTGATGTGTTTGAAGACTCTAAAAAACTAGGAGCAAAACCACACTACAAGAATTCTAAAAACGATGATGAGTATTTTTACAACCAGCCGTGCTCGTATTACTTTTTACCGTCTAACAGTTACACGGTTTATACCGAGCAAAATAATATTGTAGACAATGTGGGAGTGGAATCGTTTTTTCTGAAACGAAAGTATCATGTAAACGCCATAATGACACAGAAGATTGCTGTGGACATTTACGGAGACAGTAGCAAACGAGTGGGACAGGTTATAAATCTGTACACACCAAAGTTTTCAGCAGATCACGCAGTCAAGTCTGATAAGGCAGATAAAAACTTTAGTGGAAACTATCTGATTACATCGGTGCGGCATACATTCGGAACAGCATACAGTTGCAAACTTGAACTTTCAAGAAATGCGATGGGGGTGTAATGAAAGGCTTTTCAGGACGAGAAGGATTTGTATGGTGGCATGGTGTTGTGGAGGACAACGCTGATCCGTTATATCTTGGACGCTGCCGAGTTCGTATATTTGGATTTCATAGCGATAACAAAGTAGAATTGCCTACCGCAGCCCTGCCGTGGGCGTATCCCATGCAACCCATTACCAGTGCTGCTCTGTCTGGTATTGGACAGTCTCCCACAGGACTCCTGAACGGCTCTCATGTATTTGGATTCTTTAGAGACGGAGACGACGCACAAGAGCCTGTAATGATGGGGTCTTTTGGTGGTGTGCCACAAGCAAACGCAGACACATCAAAAGGATTCGATGATCCAAGTGGTCTATATCCAGCAAAAACAGAAGATGTGAATAACGGACTGTTTCCTATAGGAGTGTCTGTTGTTGGTGAAGCCGACACAAACCGACTTGCCAGAAATAATGGAGAAAGCAACGGTCAAGGAACCGTTGCAGAAAAGCGTGCAAGAACAGTCAAGCAAAATATTCAGAGTGCACCTGGAATCAAAGACGGTAAGAGCCAATGGAGCGAGCCACAAACACCATACAATGCCGTGTATCCAAAAAATCATGTGTTGTATACTGAAAGTGGTCATGTGAAAGAATACGACGATACCCCTGGAGCAGAACGCATCCACGAGTATCACGCATCAGGCACTTTTACAGAGGTTGGTAACGGGTGGGCAAACAATCCTGATGGAACCCGCGTGCAAAAAATAGTGGGAGACGACTACGAAATCTGCTTGGGTAATAAGAAAGTGTATATTGGTGGCAA